CCCAGGCTAAAGGGATCATGGATGATTACACAGGGATGCTGGCGGAGATACATAAGGGATCGCAAGATGCCTATGTGGATTCCGTGAACATCGCGAAGAACGAGCTGAATAAGGAATGGGGCTTGACCTATGCAACAAAGGTTAAGCTGGCACAGGATGTAATGAACAAGTTCGCCGGAAGTAAGGAAGCCTTTGAGCATATTAACGCGAAGCTCGGAGCTGACCCGGTAGCTTTGAAATTTCTCGCAACGGTTGGATCAAACTTCAAGGAAGGCAGCCTGGGTAACCTGGGCGAGCCGGCCACAAGCTTCACGAAGACACCGACCGAAGCGAAACGAGAGTACGATGGTATAATGAATGATCCCAATGATATCTATTGGAGTGGAGTGCGTAACAACCAAGTCGTTTCGGAATCGGTAAGGAAGGAACGCATCACTCATGTGGAATCATTGTTGAGGATGCAGCAACCGGCGAAGGCAAGCTAGAAATAGCCCGGAGTCGGGAGATCATTTAAGCAGCGCGGATAACCATTGCGGCCCGCACAATAGTGGACGGCAATGTTGGCCCCCTTGGGATAACCAACATCATTGAATTGTATTAACCTAAACCAAAGGAGCCAATAATGGCAAGTGAACTAGATATTCGCGCACAGCAGTTCTCGCGCAATGTCGTTCCTCTAGCGCAACAGACCTATAGCAAGTTCTATGGATCTGTTATGCAGAAGAGCGATGTGAATGCAAAATCCTTCAGCCAGGATCAGATAGGTGGCTGGGATATGACCCCGAAGGGTGGGCTGAATGTAGACACCCCGGAGAACGACCCGAATCTGCAACGCAGATGGGCCTACATCGGAACATTCCATGATGCAAGGCTGCTCGATCGTTCTGTAAACCTTCAGATCCTCTCGGATCCGAAGAGTGAGATGACCGTCAACGCGGCCCGCGCCATAGGCCGTCAGCTGGATGATGTCATCTATACCTCTGCCCTGGGTACTGCTCAGAGCGGAGAAAACGGAGGAACAGCCAATGTTCTTCCGGCCGGGCAGATCATAGTCAATGGTGGAACGAACATGACCATTGATAAGATCCGACAGGCCGGTCAGATACTCGATAGCAACGATGTCGATTCTTGGGATCGTTACGCGTGGGTATCGCCCATCGCCATCCAGGCGCTCTTGGGAGATCAAGAAGCAACCAGCGCAGATTATGTCAATGTTAAGAACCTGTTGAACGGTTCCATTGATACATTCTACGGCTTCAAGATAATCATGTCAACCCGCTTGACGGTAGCCGCTAACATCCGTCAATGTGTGTTCTTCCAAAAGAGCGGTATCTGTGCGGGAACACCGGAGATGCTTTACATCCGAACAGATGAGAGAAGCGACAAATCCTACTCGTGGCAAGTATACTACGAGCTGAATGTCGGAGCTGTCCGTCTTGAAGAGGACAAGGTAGTTCGTTGCGACATAGATGAAACTGCGTAATCCAAACCGGCTTCGGCTGGTATTATAACAACAGGGCGGGGATCGGGATCATTGTGATTCCGCCCCGCTCAACACTAGACTAAAAGGATTGTCCTTTTAGACCTAATGACACTTAGGAAAAGGAGCATAATATGCCACAGTTTGAGGGAGTGAATGTGACAAAGTTTGATGCTGGTACATCCGGTGCGAATTGGATTGACCAGGGGCTTATCAAGTCAAGCCTAAAGGTATGGAGCGATTCGTATGTCGCTCTTGGTACAGAGATCGTAGCCGATACACTTGTAGTCGCTGAATTGCCAGCCGGTGCAGTAATACATGGCATCCAGCTCACGACAAGCGCGCTCGGCGCGGCCCGGACACTTACTTGCGGCGATGCTAACACAGCAGCGCTGTATAAGGCAGCGATCGATGTTTCCGCGGCCGTTACCGATAACAGCCTGTTGGCTGCCGGTAATCAGTATGTGATCGGAACCAACGCGAATGATGAGAGAATCCTTCTCACTCTTGGCGGCGATGTTCTGACCATAGGAGATGTAATCAAGACACAGATCTTCTATACTAACTAAAGTGCTTTGGGTGGGGGTCAAGTGTAGCACGGCCCCCGCCCACACTTAGAGGGAGATACCTATGGCAGACAAAGTTACAATAATAAATAGGGGCTTATCCCTATTAGGTGCTGAACCGATAGTAGCCTTGACAGACAATACTCCGGAAGCTCGGATAGCCAACCGGTTCTATGACACAAGCCGTAAGAGCATCTTGAGTGAATGTCTTTGGAACTTTGCGACTAAGCGCGTACTGCTGAATCAGATAGTTGATCCCCCGGCATGGACATTACAGGAGATGAACTATGTGTACCAGCTTCCCTCTGATATCATACGGATCTTTGAAACCAACCAGCCGAATGCTACATGGCGCGTTGAGGGAGTACAGATCCTATCGAACTCAGATGATCTCGGCATCAAGTATGTCTACGATCTCACAGACACTACGAAGTTCTCAGCATCATTCGTAGATGCCTTTGCAGACAAGCTTGCCGCTGATATGTGCTACGCGGTACTCAATTCCAATACAGAGTCTAAGCTGCTGACAGAGAAGTACGATGGTCAGAGCTTACCCAAGGCAAGGACAGAGAACTCACAGGTCGGTACACCGCCGGACATAGAGGATAATCTTTGGACGAATGCGAGGTTCGGGTTTAGCCCGGTAAATAGTAGGGGGTACAGAATTGCCTAAAGCTGCCCCCATATATCCGACCTTTTCATCCGGGGAGGTATCGCCGCTCATATTTGGCCGCACAGATCTAGCTCAGTATTACAATGGGCTGGAAACCGCGGAGAACTGTCTTATCCGGCCCTATGGTTTATGCATGAGTAGACCGGGGCTACAGTTCATAGCTCCTGTCAAGTTCCCGGACAAAGAAACTAGGGCCATTGAATTTGTATTCAATGAAGCAGATGCATTCGTTATAGAGATGGGCGAGCTTTACTTCCGCTTCTTCACTCTAGGATCAGCTGTAACTGAAACTGGGATTGCAATTACCGCGGCAACCCAGGGGAATCCTTGCCAGCTTACGATCACGGCGCACAGCTATGTAGTTAATGATGAGATCATCGTGACCGGAGTGGCTGGTATGACCGAATTGAACGGAAACCGGTATCGCATTAATACCGTAGTCGGCCCAAATGATGTAACTCTTAAAGACCTTGATGGAAACGCAATTGATTCTACCGGCTTCACAGCTTACATAAGCGGCGGCCTTTCTTCAAAGATCTACGAGGTCGTTCATCCTTATACAGAAGCGCAGCTATTCGATGTTCATTACGCGCAGATCAACGATGTTGTCAACCTGGCTCATGGATCGCATCCGGCAGCCGAACTCATTAGATCCGGTATAGCCAGCTGGGCCTATGCGCCTGTAGTCTTTTTAGGCGGGCCTGTACAGGACACCAATCTTACCGCGATAACCATAACACCATCCGCTGATACCGGGATCGGAATTACCCTTACGGCATCTTCCGCTCTATTTGAAGCTGGCCATGTCGGATCAACTTGGCGCATTAAGAATGGCTTCGTAGACATAACCGGCTTCACTAGCGACACGATCGTTACCGGAACAGTACAAGATGTGAGCCTGGGAACCGGCCCCGCGGCTACTGTAGATTGGGCCGAGGGAGCCTGGAGCGCTGTAGCTGGCTACCCGGCAACCGTGACATTCCATGAAAGACGGCGCTGGTATGCCCGCACAGACACGCAGCCGCAGACCCAATGGGCATCCAAACCTTTTATATATGATGACTTTACCACAGGCGCGCTGGATGACGATGCTTTGAATCTGACCCTCAACACAGAGAAGGCCAACGATATCAAGTGGATGTCATCCGGCACAACCCTGGCCACCGGTACATTCGGCGGAGAATTTATTACCTCATCCGGCACAAACGGTATATCCCTTACTCCCGATAACTCCAATGCTACCAGGCAGACCGGCTGGGGATCCCGCAATATTCAGCCGCAGAAGATCGCGAACTTCGTATACTATGTGCAGCGCGCCGGCCGGAAGGTAAGGGAGCTGTTCTACTATTGGGATCAAGATTCTTATAAGTCAGTTGATATGACCATCTTAGCAGAACATATCACAGAGTCCGGCATCACATCGATCGCGTATCAACAGAACCCGGACACGACTCTCCATTGCGTAAGGGCCGATGGTCAGATAGCCGTCCTTGTGCGTGAGGAAGACCAGCAAGTACAGGCCTGGACACGCGCCGTAACGGATGGGTACTTTGAGTCAGTTGCATCGATTCCTTCCAACCTGGGGCCGTATGACGAGGTTTGGGTCGTGGTTAAAAGGACTATTAACGGAGTTACCCGCAGATATATCGAGCGCTTTGAGAATCCTATAGTGCCGGATCGCCAGGAGGATTGCTTCTATGTGGACTCCGGCCTTAAATACTCTAGCTACGATCAGACAACAGGCCTGGGTCTGACCTTATCCGCTCTTACCGGAACAGGTATCACGGCCACGGCATCGGGAGCGATCTTCGCCGCCAATGATGTCGGGCAGCGGATCCGGGCCATTGATTCAAATGGGGAGTTCGTAGGGGAGCTTGTGATCACAGGATATACCTCGCCTACCATAGTAACCGGGGATGTGACTTATGACTTCGATGGATTGACTTATGCTGCGAACCTATGGGGTATCAGCATAACGAACATATCCGGCCTGGGCTATATAGAAGCTAAGACCGTTTCGATCCTTGCAGATGGAGCGGTACAAACACAGAAGGTAGTGGCCAGCGGTGCGATCACGATGGAGCGGGATGCATTTGAGATCTCCGTAGGGCTGCCATATACGGTAACGATGAAGACCCTTTCGATCGAGTCCGGGTCAGCTACCGGCACGGCACAGGGCAAGAAGAAGAGGTTGTATCAGTTGGGGGTAAAGGTTTACAAGACATTGGGCATAAAGATGGGCGGATCGCTCGACAAGCTATTTAATGTCGTGCTGAGAAGCCCCCAGGTGGAGATGGGCAAGCCTATTCCGCTAGTGAGTGGAGTGATTCCAAACATTAGATTCCCCGGCGGATGGGTGTATGAGGGTATAATCTATATCGTACAGGAAGACCCGCTGCCTATGCACATCCTGGACATAATGCCGTTACTTAAAACAAGCGATAAATAGAGGACTACTATGGCTGGATTTACCGCATCATTAGCAGCAGTTGGGATAGGGATGCAAGTCTTTGGTCAATACCAATCCGGTGTAGATCAAAGGGCCGCGGCAGAATATAATTCCGCCATCTATAGGCAACAGGCATCCGTGATTGAAGTGAAGAAGGGCTTGACGGCGGATCAGTACGACCGGGTTATAAAGAAACTCAAGGGATCGCAAGTAACCGCGGTCGCATCGAGTGGATACGATATGAGCGGATCTTTCCTGGAAGTCATGAATGATTCATTAACCCAGGCATACCTGGACAAGAATACTGAGATGTATAACCTTGAGGTTGAGAAGCGCATGGCATTAAGCGGCGCAAGTGAGTCGCAGCGGGCCGGCTTCCGGGCCGGACAGACGGCGGCCATCAAGGCTACATCATCCCTATTGACCCAGGGGAACGATTGGTACTCTAAGTACGGCGGATTTGGAAAGGTCACATAATGGCTAAACTACCTGGATACGATGCGAAGCAAGGAATCACAACTGAGGTTCCAACAGTAAAGAGGGATATGGCCCAGGAGGGTATGCGCGGGGAAAACATCGCTACCCTCGGTAAGGCTGCTTCTGATATCTCTGCTGTATGGCAGAAGGCTGAAGACTTCTCTCAGACCCTGGCGCAGAAGAATTATATGGATCAGAGTGTGACCGATGTGCTTCAGAGG